CTGAAGCTGTACATGAAGTAGATGGAGTTTTGATGCTTGATTTAAATGTTTTGAGGAATTATGTATCTCTAGCTAGAGAAGAGATTTTGGCGAAGAGTTAGAGCACTTAAAATAATTGAATATAAGTATTTAGAATTTAGTTAGATGAGCTTACTTAGACTTGCACAAGTAGGGACCGTAAAATCACTACCTTGGTTACAGAAAGGAGCACGACTTCTAGGTAATGAAAAAGTCCGAGGAGGACTTGGTTTCGGTTTAGGAGCAATGACATCTGATGGTGGGTTGGGAAATAGATTAAAAGGAGGTCTCATTGGTGGTCTTGTAGGTGCAACACCTCTTCCAGGACAAAACTGGGCGATGGCTAAATCAGGAGCTGCTTTATCACGTCTTGGTATGAATCCTCATCTAGCTCAAAATCTAGCTCAAGTTGGAGTACCTTTAGCTGGTATAGGTTTATTATCCCGACAGGGAGGAGGAGATGTTACACCAGAGGTTGCTTCTGCTGCTAGTAATATAGCTGCTAATACGGGTCAGAATGTTGTAGGTGCAGGTGCACATTTATTAAATCAACAAGGGGTTGGTCCATATCAAGATCCATTAGGTGGATTACCTGCTGGCACGGTTGCTCGAATGGTTGGACCTGACGGTGGTATATGGTATCAGTTAGCTCCAGGTGGACAAGGGAGTGCACAACGTCTAGGTCGAGTGCTAGGCGCCCAGGCTGACGCATCAGTTATTAATACTTTAGGTAATGCTCTTTATGGTCAAACAGAAAGAGTTGCGAAAGCTGAATTAGAACGTCAAGCTGCTGCAGAACAGCTCAAAGCTAATATTGATATGGCTAAGCAGATGAGTCTCAATTCTCAACAGTCTGGGCTTAATATTGCACAAAATGCTGGTATAGCTATGGGTAATGCCATGTCTCAGCGCAATATGTTTAGGTACTTCTAAAGTATGAATAATAATATTAGAAACAGAGGAACAAATGTTGGGAGTCTGGATCCTTTAACTCCTACGACTGGACAACAGTACCTAAATCAGAATCAGAATTTACCTTATATTCCAAATCCAAACGCTCTTCTTGATGCTGCTTCCGGTAATTACTACGCTCCTACGCCAGAGAATGCTGTTTTTCATCACGGATTAAATAGGTATATTGATGCAAGTGCTTCTACGAATCCATTCGTTAGAGGATTTCAAGGCTCTCTTGATATGTTCAGTAAAGGTGGAAGACTTCCAATTGGGGCACTTTGGGGAGGTACTTGGGACTTGGATAAGCGTGGACAGAGATGGAGCGCAGGCCCGGAGATAGGTCAATTTGGAAATCTCGCTGCGCCTGGGACTATAGGAGGCACTAGAAAGAGAGTACAACCCTGGATGCCTAATGAAAGTTATAATCCAAATGCTCCTTTAGAAAGTAAGAAGGCCTACTCTGACCATCTTCTAAAAAATTCGTTTCTTGGTAATTTAGCTGGGATCGGTTTAGGAAAAGTAGCGCAAATTGGCGATCAACGTAAGATGGCCCAATATTTAGCAATGGCACAGAGATATGGTGCCGCAGCTGCATATCAAGGTCATCTTCTCGATGTGAATCAGATGGATCACTTTGTTAAGTCAGATTATGGCCAAGCAAAGATAGCTGATATGTATGCTGATGCAGTATCTAAGAGACGGAATAGCATAGCAAATCAGCAACTAGCTGCAAATCAATTTGGTACTTTAGGTCTTCCAACAACTAATCTTTATCCTGTAGCAACCACTCTCGCTGCTTAATTTATTTCCAGCAGAATTATCTCAGATAGAATTAATACTATATTCGCTTGAAAAGGGTAATTAAAGGATATGGCTGACGAACCAAGGGCACCGACGATTGTAAGAGAGGGTGATGATGAATATGAAATTGGTGGTGTTCGATACAACGTATCTCCTGAGTTAACAAATCAAGTTGCGATGAATCAGCTTGCGGCTGATCAAGCTCGATATAACATGCAGGTTGCGGCTGATATCGATAAAGATATGAGTCAATTTGCAACAGAGCAGCAAAAAGATCTTGAAAACGCGTTAAGTGTTAATCGGAAAGATGAATATCAAACAGTTAGTCTAGCGGATCAGGATTTAGAAGGAACAAAAGGAACGGAAGCTCGAGCTACTTTAGCGGAAGAAGGATTCCAAACTCGAACAACTGCTGCGACAACTGGACAACAGACACGATTAACTCAGGAGCAGGCAGCTGCACAAGATAGGCAACTGCAATCTGAAAGGTTCATGGGAGAGAGGGCATCGATTGGTGCAACTGGACAACAGGATCGTCTAACTCGTGCTGAAGAAGGGTATCAATCTCGGGAGACTCAGGCTGAAAGGTTCCTGGGGGAACGTACATTTGAAGCAACTCGTGCTGCTGAAGAGCGGACAACTGTTGCCGCTCAAGCTGCACAGGAAAGGCAGACTCAATCTGAGCGCTTTATGGGACAGAGAGGAGATATTGGTGCAACTGGTGAACAGGAACGTTTATCTGAATCAGTTCGTCAGATGGAAGGTAGGCAAACTCAGGCTGAGAGGTTTTTGGGAGAAAGGGGACTAGCTGAGACAACTGGAGCACAAACCCGGTTAACTGCACAAACTCAAGCTGCTGAAGGGAGACTGACACAAGCTGAGCGCTTTATGGGAGAAAGGGGTTTAACTGCAGCAACTGGTGAGCAAACACGATTAACTGCGCAAACTCAAGCTGCTGAAGGTAGGGTGACTCAGGCTGAGCGCTTTATGGGAGAAAGGGGATTAACTGCAGCAACTGGAGAGCAAGCACGATTAACTCAAGCAGAAGGATTAACACTTGGCGGATCACAAACACGAGAGACTCAAGCAGAGAGATATGCAGGGGAAAGAGGATTAGCTGCAGCAACTGGAGAGCAAACACGGTTAACTCAGGAGCAAGGATTAAGAGTTGGTGGAGCACAAACACGAGAGACTCAAGCAGAGAGATATGCAGGGGAAAGAGGATTAGCTGAGACAACTGGAGAACAAACACGGTTAACTCAGAAAGAAGGATTAAGAACTGGTGGCGAAGAGACTCGTCAAACTCAAGCCGAGAGGTATGCAGGAGAACGATCTGTAGTTGGGGAAACTGGAGAACAGACTCGCCAAACCCAAGCTGAGAGATATACAGGAGAAAGGGGATTAACTGAGACAACTGGTGAGCAAACGAGACAAACCCAGGCTGAGAGATATGTAGGAGAAAGATCAGTAGTTGGCGAATCTGGAACGCAGGCTCGTCAAACTCAAGCTGAAAGATATGCGGGAGAAAGGGGATTAACGGAAACAACTGGAACGCAGGCTCGTCAAACTCAAGCTGAAAGATATGCGGGAGAAAGGGGTTTAGAAGGTACTAGAGGACAAGAAGCTAGAGCATTGACTAGGGAAACTGGAAAGGAAACTCGTCGTACAGATGAGCAAAGAGAACAATTCCGTCGCTATAAGGAGGATAGGGATTACAGTCAAGCACGTTCCGCTGCTCGTGTATGATTGAATGGCTTAAAAGTCTTACCGTTAAAGATCGGGAGGCTTTTCTCGCTTTTTGTAAGCAAGCTCGTAGTCCGATTCAAATGTACTTGTATGCTCGATTTCTCGGGTTCACTGGCAGCATTGTGAATTGTGATCAATGGGCGTTGAAAAAATTTAAAAAACGTAATTTTCAAAAGGTCTTAGAGTCCGAAATTGACCTAATGCAGCAAGATATTGCTAACTTAAGAGACGGTATTCAAATGGGTATGGTGAAGCAAGATATGGGCACTGCCAGGATTGCGATGTTGCAGAAAGAATTAAGAGGTACAATTAAACAGTTGACTGATGAGAAAGTATTACTTGACAAACAAGGGTTGATTCTTGCTGGCGCAGATAGAGCTTTACGTGAGATGTTAACAATATTTAGGGATGATCCGATTGAAGGACCATTATCTGAAGCTTCTATGGGTGTTTGGACTAAAATTTTACAAGAAGAATCTTAGGCGTTAGCACGCTATGCTACGCCAATGGCAGGCACAAGTATTTATAGCGTCTATCGACGTACTGCACGGGCTGCTGCTAAACAGCAAGTAGTTAAAAAAACCTCTCTTGTTGACATTGAGAGGGCTCGTGAAGACTTTGCATATTTTTGTGATGTGGTTGGTAATAAACCTCCTGCTGAGCATCATATACAGTGGCATAAATATTTATGTACAGGGGAAAGTAGCTCCTGTTTAATTGGTATTGCTGGTCCAAATATAGATATTTTGGCTCCACGTGGTTCGGCAAAGTCAACAGTACTTGGTTTATTTACAGCTTGGTCAATTGGTGTTCATGCGTTACGTAGGATGCCGTTGAAGATTTTATATATTTCATATACTGTTGATGTTGCACGACCAAAGAGTGCCGCAATTAAGAGAATTATTGATGAGAGTAAAATTTATAGAGAAATTTTTCCTACAGTAAAAATTGCTAAAGGCATTAATTCTAATGAATACTGGAGTATTGATTGGAAATTTGCTGGAATTCGATCTACAGGTGAAGAAGAATTCAGTGTTTGTTGTGCGGGTTTAAAAGGCGCTGTTACTTCAAAACGATCTCATTTATGTATTATTGATGATGCGATCAAAAGTGCAGATGATATAAAGAATAGGGATATTCGTCAAGCAATGGAGGATAACTGGAATGCGGTCATTGTTCCAACGATGTTTGAAGGCGGTAGAGCAGTTTGTCTCGGAACTCGTTTCCGCCACGATGATATTCATAACAGCACTTTTACTCCTGCAAATGATTGGGTGCAGATTATTCAATCTGCTATTACAGTTGATAAACAAGGGGAGGAAATATCTTATTGGCCAGATATGTGGTCTTTGGACTATCTTCGTGATCGGAGAAGACAAGCTCCAATTGCCTTTAGTTTTCAGTATCAGAATCAGATTGTTCAAACTAGTGAATTGTCTCTTTCACCTGATTTAATTGTTAAAGGAGAAATAGCAACTCAGTTTGATGCTATGGGGGTAGGGGTTGATTTATCTGCA